TAAATGGATATCAGAAGGAGTAGCATCAAAAATTATTGCTAAAAGACCATACTCATCTTATAAAGAATTTGTTGCTCTTGCTTCTAAAAAAGGAAGTGGTATAAATTCTAGAGCAGTACAAGGGCTAAATGCTATAGGTGCTCTTACATTTCCAGATAATCCTAGAAATGATGATACTGTAAAACAAAACCTATATGAATATTTAAATCTTCCAGAGTTCAAAACTACAGTTCCACCACACTACTATGCATATATAGATGATATAGAAGATTTTGATGAACAGGGTGCATTTATTATTATGGGTGTTGTAAAAAATATTAAACGTGGCAAAGGTTGGTCAAGAGTAGAGATCATGGATTCTACTGGACTTCTCGGGGTATTTGATGATGAAGAAACTAAAATAGAACAAGGTAAAACATACATACTACTTATAGGTTCTAATAGAATTATGGAAGCAATTTTAATAGATGAAATTAAAAACTTTACTACAAATAGTCTTGTAAAATTTTTAAATTATAAATCTTTACCCTATAGCGGAGAAGAGTATTATGTGCTATCATTTAAACCTAGAGTTACAAAGAACGGAAAAAAGATGGCTCATATGGTAGTCGCAAATGCAAGTAGAGAAATGAAGCCTGTAATAGTTTTCCCTAGACAATTTTCTGAGGGATTTATGAAATGCGAACCTGGCACTGCTACCAAAATGGTGTTTGGTAATTCAGATGATGGTTCCTTAGTATTGAATGAGGTAATTAAAAGATGACACAAGAAATAATCATAGAAGACTTTTTATCACAATTAGATCCTAGTTTAAGAAAAAGACTTAGCAATGCTACAGATGTAGAAGTTAAAAAACAAAAAACACCAAGCATTAGTTTAAATCATGCATTACGTGGAGGATTTGGCTATGGAAGACAAGTTTTAATTTGGGGAAATAAGTCAGCAGGTAAGTCATCTTTTTGCTTACAGATGATTGGAGAATCACAAAAGGAAGGTAAAGTCTGTGCTTGGATAGATGCTGAACAATCGTTTGATCCAGAATGGGCTAAAAAACTAGGAGTAGATACAGATAAATTAATATATTCAGAAGCAAGAACAATTAATGATATGGTAGATGTTGCTACTCAACTTATGAAAGCCAAAGTAGATGTATTAGTTGTTGATTCTATATCAGCATTATTGCCTGCAATATATTTTGAAAAAGATTCTGAAGAACTAAAGTCTTTAGAAAATACTAAACAAATTGGTGCAGAAGCAAGAGATATGACAAATGCTGTTAAAATGTTAAACTATGCAAATAATCAAGAGAATAAAACTTTATTAGTTTTAATATCACAACAAAGAAATAATATAGGTGCTATGTATGCTTCACATGTACCTACTGGCGGACAAGCAGTTAAATTTTTCTCAAGCACTGTAGTTAAACTATGGTCTAGTGAATCAGAAAATCAAGCAATTAAAGGTAAGATACAGGCTGGAGATAAACTTATAGAATCTAAAATAGGTAGAGTTGTAAACTGGCATGTTGATTTTAATAAAACAGGACCAGCATTCCTTAGCGGATCATATGACTTTTATTTTGATGCAGAAAAAGTTGGTGTTGATAAAATTGCTGACTTAGTAGACACTGCAGAATTAATAGGTGCTATTGAAAAAGGTGGAGCCTGGTATACAGTTTTAGGTGAAAGATTACAGGGTAGAGCAAAAGTAATTGAATACCTAAAAGAAAATCCAGAGAAATTAAAAGAACTTGAATCAACAGTCAACGCCTAAATATAGTTTATATCGTGGCAAATTTATTTGTCATACATGTAAAGGAATAGTGGAAACAGCAAGAATGTATAAAGATACAGGAGACCTTACTTGGATGTGTTTAGAGAAACATCTTTCTAAAGTCAACTTTAATGTTAAGGGATACTAATGAGTGAACGTTCAGAACTAAAACGTATAGGTGCTAAACAGCATGTTAATTCTGGAAGAGGACCTGTAAAAGCAGATGGTTCTTTAGAGGACTTTGTTATTGATGTAAAAGAGTATTCAAGTTCCTATTCAGTTAGTAGAGACTCATGGGCAAAAATTGTGTCAGACACTATGAAAGTAGATAGAAAAAAAGATCCTGCACTTATGGTAGTACTTGGAGAAGGTAATAAAAAGGTACGTCTTGCTATAATAGAGTGGGAAGTATTTGAACAACTAAGAAAGAAAGATTAATGGATACTACAGTAGAATTATTAAATAAGTTAACATCTTTTAATGAGATGTCTGAATACATGAATGATGAAGAGTTTACTAAAACTTTGACAATTGTTGCTAAGTTAATAGCGAATCCAGATGTTCCAGCAGCAAAGGCTACTCTTTTAATAACTCAACTTCAAGCATACTCTGCTAAGTTTGCTATGTTAGCAGCATGGTATTCTCATGTTAAAAAAGATGATAGGTCCAGAAAAAATATGTACTACGCAATAAGAGAAGCAACCGACAAACTTGTTGATGCCCTTAAATATAATGTTAGGAACTTTTAATGACAAAAGGATTAGTAAAAAAGATGGTTAAGAAAAAAGAAAAGCCCCTTGACCTTACTAAAATAGTAGACTCTATAAACGAAGGCAATTTTAAATTAAATACCAGATCTGGGTTCATAAAAAAATATTCATTTAGTCCATCCACTATAGTGTTTGGTCACGGATATTGTCCTAGATATTGGTATCTTGCATTTGAAGGTGGAGAATGGGAAGATAAAAATAATCCAAATAGTTATTCTAGTATGAATGCTGGATCAGATAGACATGAAAGATTGCAATCTGCACTAGAAGCATCTGGAATACTTGAATGGAAAGAACAAGAAATTAAATACGAGGATCCACCAATATTTGGTTATAGCGATGCTATGGTTAAATTAGATGATCAACTAGTATTGTTAGAAATAAAAACAACAAAAGAAGAATCTTTTCAATATCATAAACAAAATGGAACTGCTAGTAGATATCATATAGAGCAGTTGCTTATTTACATGAAAATATTAAAACAACAAGTTGGTGCAATAGTATATGAATCTAAAAATACTCATGAACTTTGTGTTATTCCAGTAGTTGCAACACAACAGCATGTTGATTTTATAGATTATTTATTTGACTGGCTAAGAAAAGTAAGAAAAGCATTTGATGATAAGCAACTTCCAGAAAGAGGTTTTAGACAAAATTCTAAAACTTGTAAGTCATGTCCACTAGAATCAGTTTGTGACTCTAAAGAAAAGGGAGTTATAAAAATTGAAAGAAGGAAAGAACTTGAATGATAAAACATTGCGAATGGTGCGACAATAACTTTGATACAAAAAGTAAAAACCAAATATACTGCTCTATTGAATGTCGTACTGAAGCAACTAAACAAAAGGTTGTTCAAAGATATAAGATTACAAAAGCAAAAGAAAGAGTCGGTAAAGAACGTAGATGTGCTGGCGGCTGTAATACTTTGCTTAGTATTTATAATGACAATAATTTTTGTGATACTTGTTTAATTAATAATAAAAAATTAGATAGGTTTTTAAAAGAAATAAAGGATTATTTTGATTATGACAAAAAGTAAATTAAGGTACATTGGTCAGCCAAAAGTTATTCTTGCTATAGATGCATCAACTAACTCAATGGCATTTTCATTATTTAAAGAAAGAAAGTTAGTTAAATATGGAAAAGTATTCTTCTACGGAAACCATGTTTATGAAAGAACTGGAGATGCAACTAAAAAAATATCTCAGTTTTTAAAAGATTATCAAATTGATGCCATTGTTATTGAGTCAGCAATATATACTAATTCTCAAAATACAGCAATTAACTTATCGCTAGTTCAAGGTGCTATATTAGGTGCAAGCCAGATGTATCATAAGGCACCTATAGTCTCATGTTCACCAGTATCATGGCAGTCATGGATAGGAAACGGTAGGTTAAAAAAAGAAGAGAAACTTGCTATTAAAGATTTGTATGGTCATGATAAATCATACTCATTTTATAAAACTAAAGAAAGAGAAATGAGAAAAGCCAGGACAATTAAAAAGGTAAATATTCAATTTGATCTGGAAGTAGACGATGACGATGTAGCAGATTCAATTGCAATAGGATGGTATGCATGTGAAAATTGGAACAGGCTTGTAGAACAACCACATAATATTGACAAGAAAAAAGGATAGTGGTAGAATGAAACTATATACAAATGAAGCATGGCTAAAGAAAAGGTATCAAGTTGATAAGAAGAGTCCTCAAGAGATTGCTAAAGAATGCGGAACATCTGTTGAAACTATATACGTATATCTTGCCAAATTTGGTCTTAAGAAATCAAAGAGGTAAAAATGGCTGAGTATGTAACACCAGATTTTGATAAACAAAGAGAAGATAGAATAAAATTTATTAGTGATATCTCAACTCAAGCACCTGCGGGTAGAAAGATATTAGATGAATGTCTTGATATAGCAGAATTACTTATTAAAAAGAATCAATCATATGGTAGTTCATATAGTCATCCTATTAATATATTTAGCAAGTCAGATCCTAAAGAACAATTGTATATAAGAATTGATGATAAATTAAATAGAATAAAAAAGGGTAAAGAGTATGCATCTGAAGATACAGTCCTCGATCTTATTGGCTACCTTGTATTGTTAAGGACATTAAATGAGTGATGATTTAGTAAAGCATCTTGATTTAGTTAATAAAGTTGCAACAGAATATTTAAAGGGATTAGATAGTTCAGAAATTTCTAGACAACTTGATATGCCTAGACCAAAGGTTATGTCGTTATTAAACGACTGGAGATCTATGATATCAAATAATCAAGCAATTAACATTAGAGCAAAAGAAGCATTGGCTGGAGCAGATCAGCATTATTCATCACTAATTAAAAAAGCATATGAGGTAATTGATTCTGCTGACCAAACTGCTAACTTAACTGCAAAAACAACATCTATAAAACTTATTGCAGATATTGAAGGAAAAAGAATTGAAATGCTACAAAAAGCAGGACTACTAGATAATAAAGAAATAGCAGAGCAAATTGTTGAAATGGAAAGAAAGCATGATATATTAATTAAATTATTAAAAGAAATAGCATCAGAACATCCTGAAATAAGACAAAAGATTATGGAAAGACTATCCTCTATTCAAACAGAGGTGATAGTAGTTGACAATTGATTTTAGCGACTTCTTAGAAGCATTAGAAGAAAACAATTTTTTAGAAAAACCAGTAGACGTAGTTACATTTGTAACTGGTAAAGACTATCTAGGACTACCTCCACTATCTGAGTATCAATATACTTTAGCAGAATGTATGAGTCAAATATACAAAGAAGAAGATTTAATAAGATTGATGGGAGAAGAAAAAGGGAAAGAACATTATAAAAAATATACCAAACAAGAAGTTATTCTTATGTGTGGAAAGGGTAGTGGAAAAGATCATACCTCAACAGTAGGAACAGCATATTTAGTATATAAGTTATTGTGTTTAAAAGATCCATCAAGATACTTTGGCAAACCATCTAATGATGCAATAGATTTAATTAACGTTGCAGTAAACGCAGAACAAGCAAAGAACGTATTTTTTAAAGGATTTAAATCCAAGATTGAAAACTCTCCTTGGTTTGCTGGAAAATATGAATCAAAAGTTAATAGCATAGAATTTGATAAAGCAATTACAGTTTATTCTGGACATTCAGAAAGAGAATCTGCAGAAGGTTTAAACCTAATTCTTGCAGTGCTTGATGAAATATCAGCATTTGCTATGGAAGGTTCTGGCGGAAATGACCAAGGAAAAACTGCTGACAACTTATATAAAGCATTTAGAGGTTCTGTAGATTCACGTTTTCCAGATTATGGTAAAGTAATTTTATTATCATTTCCAAGGTACAAGGGAGATTATATATCTCAAAGATATGATGATGTTATTGCTGATAAAGAAACAATAGTTAGAAGTCATGAATTTGTAGTTAATCCAGAAATGTCAGAAGATGATCCAAATAATAAGTTTACTATTGAATGGGACGAAGACCATATTCTTTCATATAAACTACCTGGAATATTTGCACTTAGAAGACCTACTTGGGAAATGAATCCAACCAGAAGTATTGAAAATTTTAAGAAAGCATTTTTTGATGATGCAGCAGATGCATTAATGAGATTTGCTTGCATGGCAACATCTTCTACTGATGCATTTTTTAAGTCAAGAGATAAAGTAGAAAAGGCTTTGTCAATTCGTAATCCTTTAGATAACTTTAGAAGGTTTGATGATAACTTTAAACCAAATCCAGAAATAGAATATTTTGTTCATGCCGATTTAGCACAAAAACATGATAAGTGTGCAGTAGCACTTGCACATGTTGATAAATGGGTAAGTGTAAAATCATTTAATGACTATGAACAAATAGTTCCAAAGGTAGTAGTTGATGCTATAGCATGGTGGGAACCAAAGCGTGAAGGCCCTGTAGATTTAAGTGAAGTAAAGAATTGGATTATTAATTTAAGAAGATTAGGGTTTCAACTAGGAATAGTTACATTTGATAGATGGCAATCATTTGATATTCAACAAGAACTAAAACAGGTTGGAATAAGAACAGAAACATTATCTGTTGCTAAAAAACATTATGAGGATTTGGCCATGTTGATATACGAAGAAAGACTTGCTGCTCCACATATAGATATATTAAAAGATGAAATGTTAGAACTTAGAATAGTTAGCAATACAAAAGTAGATCATCCTAGAAAAAAATCAAAAGACTTAGCAGATGCTATGTGCGGTGCTGTATATAATGCAATTGCCTATTCTCAAAGAAATAGAGTCAAAGAAATAGATGTTCATACCTGGTCTCGTGGAATAGCAGATGATGACTCTGCATTTGAAGCACCAGAAAAGGTTAGAGGAAGATCTCATGACTGGTCTGGCGGGTTTAGAGTAATATGATTAATTATGATGAATATGAAGAAGATTTAATGTCTTACCTTTTAAAAATTGGAGCAATAGAGGTAATGGGTTATGATGAGGCTAGTGATCAATTTACATATAACCTAACGCAGAAATGTAAAGAGTTAGTGCCTGAGTTATGGGAAGAGCACTATAAAATGGTTAATGAAATAGCCTTTAGATTGTGGGATAAAGGTATAGTTGAGATTGCCTTTGATCAAGAGGGGGTAGCCATGGTATATTTAAAAGATATAGAAAATGCCATAAAAATAAAAGACTCTCTAATAGATGAAGAAAGATTCTTTATAGAAAACCTATTATACAAGTATCAAGAAGACAATAAACAAGGGTGATATAATTAAACTATGCCTTACGATATTAAAAGAAATTATGGTGGCTGTAGTGGTTATGCAGTTGTTGGGCCAGGTGGAGTCAAAGGATGTCATCCATCAAGAAGAGCCGCAATAGAACAACAACGTGCTTTATATGCGGCAGAAGCAGACTCTAAAAAAATGCACGATGGTGCAATAACAAACGAAGATACCCCAAATAAGTATCCACATTAAATGGAAGATTGCCCAGATCCAGAAAATTGTCCAGAGCATATGGGTAAAAAATCACCATGTTGGGAAGGATATGTACAACGTGGAATGAAACCAGGTAAAGATGGACAAATGGTTCCTAACTGTGTACCAGTTGCAAAATTATTAGATGACTGTTGCCCTGAATTAGAAAAGAAAGATTATTCTCCAAAACAAAGAAGAATGTTGGCTGCTCGTGGACAAGCAATGCCAGATGGTTCATTTCCAATAGTAACAATAGCAGATTTAAGAAATGCAATTCAATCAGTAGGACGTGCTGCAAACTATGAAAGAGCAAAAGCACATATTACAAGACGTGCAAGAGCACTAGGAAGAACAGATTTACTTCCAGAAGATTGGAAAGCAAGCACAAAGAAATCAATGTGGGGAAATATTTTCTCACCACCTCTAAGGGATTTATAAAATGGATCTACAAGAAGGAATGTTTGTAATGGGTCCATATTCAGGTGGCATGGCACATGGAAAAATTGAACATGTTATGAGAGACGGAAGTCTTGGTCCTGGATCAAAATTTGAAGTTGTTGCAACACCAGAAGACCCAGCAATATTAATTAGAATTTATAAAGAAACAGATAATGGTTGGGAAGAAACAGATTTATTAACAGGATTTAAATCATCTCAAGCAATGTTAATTGGTACTGAAACTGAAATGCAAGATCATTCAATGGATAAAGCAGATTCAGTTCGTGTAGGACAAATGGTTTCTTGGAATTCAAGTGGTGGAAGAGCAGAAGGAAAGGTAATTAGAATTATTAGAAATGGAAAATTTAATGTTCCAAATAGTTCATTTGAAATAACTGGAACACCAGATGATCCAGCAGTAGCAATTAGAGTATACCGAGATGGAGAGCCTACAGATACTATAGTTGGACATAAAATGAAAACATTAAGTGTTAAAAAATCAATGGAAGAAATTGATTTAGAAAAAAGATCAATAGAAGATTTAGATCTAAGACCTACTGAGTCAATGGCAAATAACGCTCGTAGAGGGCTAGAATTAAGAAGAAAATTTGGTCGTGGAGGTACAGCAGTTGGTGTTGCTCGTGCTAGAGATTTGGTAAACAGAAAAGAATTAAGTCCAGAGACAGTTGCCAGAATGTATTCGTTCTTTTCACGTCATGAAGTAGATAAAAAAGGTAAGGACTGGAATAATTCAGAAAGACCATCAAATGGAAAAATTGCATGGCTTTTATGGGGTGGAGATTCTGGATATGCATGGTCTCGTTCTAAATGGAATGCAATTCAAAGAATTAGAGCACAAAAATCTGGAGATTCTGTATGGTATGGATCTGCATTTGAAATTAAAAAAGTAATTGACAACGACTTCTAATTAGTGTAGAATAGAAAAAAAGGAGTTGTAATGAATGATGATATTGATACTATCAAGGCTTTGCTTCAGTATT